GTAGACCCCATCTTTCTAGCTGGCACTCCATTAGCAGGGCCGAAGAACAAGACGTTACCCAAGATGTTCCTGAAGTAGAAACCTACCGAGCCTAGTGTTTTAAGCAGCATCGACTTACCTGTCATATTCTGAAGGAAGGAAGCGGTCTTGGACACTGCCTCTTCGGCAGTGGAGCTAGCAGAGTTACCGAAGCTGGGATTGATGATATCTGCCATATCGTCGATCAAAGATTTCTCAGCATACATATGCGCGAACGGGTCGTTCCTATTTGCATCCTTCTTCATCTTAACAAAGTCAGGATACTTGCTAGGATCAGCAGCGTATGTTTTAGCGTCCACTATGAATCCTTGGTCTTTACCAACTTTGACGATGTTGCTTCGGAACACTTGTTCTGCTGCTATCGTAGATACCGTAGCGTAAGTCCGTGTGATCAGGTCAGTTCCTGTTTCAGCACCATACTCTCCGAGGATGTCTCGTAGCTGCGAAGGTAAGTCCTTCCTCTTAGAGAAGTTCTTAGCGATCTTAGAGTATCTATTACTCGTTATAGAAGATCCAGACCGTATACTTTCGTATCGTTGGATGAAAGCGTCTAAGGCTCTTTCTCCGTGAGTGCTACCAGTTCCTGCTTTCGCATGGGCTTTCCTAATCGCAGTGTCGGCTGCGTCCCTCGCTTCCGCATCAGACTTATTGTCTGCTTTAGCAGCAGCGTAGGCTTTGTCCTGAATGTCCTTGTTGAAGAATGCCATCGCAGCCTTACGCTGTTTTTCGTATAAAGGATCTTCCCTGACTTTCTGAGCGAAAGTAGGATCATTAAACATTTGGTAGTTTCTAGTAATGTAGAATCCTCCTGTCTGGTCAATACGAAGCTTAAGCTCATCGGAGATACCCGATTCCTTAATCTTTTCCTGTATGGGCTGGATTAACTCAGTCCTGATCGAAGTTATCAAAGCTGCGAGTTTTGGAGACATCTTAGCGAGGTCAGTCAAAGCCTGAGAAGTTTCCAAGTTTCGGGCATCGACTGCAGTTCTTTCTTGGAGATCGATCTCATCGTCGCGCCTTTGCTTAGAAGCATCTTTATCAGACTTCTTTTGTTTGGCAGTCAGATTGTCGTCGGCCTCGATAGCTTCCACTCTCTTTTTATGCTCTACTTCTTTAGCAGCATAGAATTCATTTTTGACGAGAGAGTTCTCATTGTATCCCTGTGCAGTAGCGATGAGGTCAAGGGTGGATTTATCCAAGACGATGCCGTCCTCTTCGACCACATCATTGAATCTCTTGTGGAACGATTTAAGAATGTGGATTCCACCTCTCTTGAACTCGTCCCTTTGATCCAACATGGAGCGGATCGGAGAGCCTAGATCCCCTTTGAAGATCCGAGAGAAGAAACCATCAGGCGACTTGTAGGTCTTGTATGCAAACTGAGGGACTTCAAGGAGTTCTGGAATCATTGAGAAGTCATACTTATCTCCCAAAGAAACAGGATTAGGGTTACGGTTGGAAGCGAACAGTGGGAAGTCTAAACCAATTTCCCCGTCCTTATCCATGACAATAGCATTATGCTTGTCTTTAATTGACTGGATGTCTTCTGGCGCGGCTCCTTCTACTTCAGCACGGTAGTTGGCTATAGCCTCGCCAATCTTTTCAGGGGCGTTCTTCTTTGAGAAAATTAGTTTACTAAAATGTTCTAAGTAACTTTTTAACGATGCGCTGCCTTTAGTTAAATCAAAAGTGAATTCGATTGGGCTACCAGATTTTTCCCAGTTTAGTTTCGCAATTTTGTTTTCTCGTATCGTTCCTCCGTTCAAGGCTTCAAAAAGATCGAAATCCCCTTCTGGTTGAGAGCTTAAAAGATTTTTCGCACTACGAGAAGACTCTTCATAGTAACTTAATATAGTTTTTTCAGCGTAATCGTAAATATTTTGTCTGTCCTTCTGAGTAAGTGCGTCGAGAGGGGATACTGTATCTTTACCTACTACTTGATCTTTATCTTGGCCACGGGCAACATTATCTATGTACTGTTGGTCTAGAATATCTTCTAAATCCTCGCTCCTCATTCTAGGTTGAGGTTTTCCTTCCTTGGCGAATGTCTGGTCAAGCGATCCCAAAAGTTTATTTATGCCCACTTCATAAGAAAAGTCAGTTTCTTTACTGAGTCTTTTCAAATCAAAATACCCTGCCCTTGGATTGTCTGGCTTAAATGCAGACTTAGCCCAAGTAGAATAACCGACCATTTCTGAAGAGTAATCTGGTATAGCAGCATTAAAAGCGTCTCTTATGTCGTAGCCATACTCTTCACCTATGAACCGGACTACACTCCCCCTAGCTCTTTTTAAGATAACACTCTGGTAATCCCCACCTCCCGTGGTAGTGATTTTCTTGATCCCATTCGCGTCCGAACTAGCAATAACGGCGAGCATAAAATCCGATGAGAATGACTGAGTCCTACTGCTTGCAGCAGGAGTATTCACCATTAAATCTACGTGAATCTCACCGTTTTCTTCTAGACTAAGCGTAACACTAGACAATGCAACGTCTTCGTTTTGAGGGTCGCTAACAGTGATACTCGCATACGAATTCCCTTCAAATTCAGTGTTCTTTACAATATTAACTGAGACCTTCTGCCTGTCGTTAGATAAGCTCTCAAATGTTTTCTTTATGCCTTCATGATCCATACCCGTATAAGGGTCTGGATTATTTACTTTAATTGGTTCCAACGTATCGTCTTCTTCAGACTCGATTACGGTAGTCCCATCAGACATGGCTAAACGAGCCTTCCGCATGACACGATTAATAGAATCAATAGACATCGAAGAAGCGGCCAAAGTAACGGCTTGATCTACGGCTGCGCCATATTCTTGCGCGTCACCCAAGACATCAGACTCCATGAAGCGTTTGAACTCTGCCATCGTAGCTTCAGGATTATCTGTGTCGAACGGTGTGTCTGCTTTGATTGTGTTGAACCCAGCGTTGATCAATAAGATCTCCCCATGAATCTTACGAAGCATGGAGTCTAACACACCTGATCCTCCCTTCATCTCCCGCATAGCTGAGAGTCTGCTGAACATACCTTTGAAGTAACGTGCAATCATCTGGAGAAGAGATGGGTCGGATGACCAAAAATCTGCGTCTTCTTCAGTGGTAAATCCGCGAGTCACTCTCTGTAAGTGCATACGGAGTTTTTCTTCGGCTAGTTGTCTTTTAAGAACTCGTATATCGTTCTCTTGTTCCGGCGTAAGGTTCTCTTCAGTCGAAGATTCCAAGAGAGCGATACTAGCTTCTTTCTCAGCCGAGTCTTGGAAGTATGCGTCAGCGATCTCTTTGTAGTTTCCGAGACTTAGTCGGTCGATGTAGTTGTTAATCTCAGCCGAAGTGAGTGAGTTCCAAGAAGCAACGTGAGCTACTTCTTCACTGATGACACTCTCCACATACATCCGCGCACCGATGCTGTCCATGTCTGCCACCTGAGCCATGATAATCTCAGGGTTAATAAAGATCTGATTACCTAACGCATATGCGGGAGCGTTCGCCCTTTGCGGGTCACTCGATTCATTACGTTGTAATTGCATACCGTAAGGCATACGGCTCCTCATGTGGATCATGAGCAACTCCATCTCTCTCTGCTCTTCTTTAGAGGCTTTGTTGTTTTCCCTGTAATCGGATATTACGGAATCCAAGTTTCTCTCTTCAGGGTCAACTGCTCTCTGCGAAGCTGCCAATACAGGAGCCTCGTCAGTCCCGAGAAACTCATACATCTTCGCGTTCTCAGAAGCTGCTCTCATAGCTTCTTTCGCTACCCCCGCACCTACCTGAGAGACAGGCACTGGTTGTGTCCGAGCTACCGACTTGCTCAGAGAAATGACATCTTTAAGAGCATCGGCGTAGGTCTCTGATTCCGACTTGGAGATCTTTCGGAACATCGATACCAAAGCATCTAGGATTCTAGCGAAGAACCCTCTCTGCGATTTAGGCGGGTCGAGATCTTTGATCAGTGACTGAAGCTCAGGAGAAAGAAGGAACTTAGCTAAGAACTCATCGAAGTTCTCGAAAGCATCCTCCATGTAAGGATCAGACTTTCCTTTACGATACTCTACCTCTGCTAGCTTGAACAACCCTTCCAGTCGCGTGCGTGCAGATCTTTGATTTGGAGTGAGGCTATCGAGAGGCAAGTTAGCTACGTTGTTTAAGAAGGCATGGACATACTCTTCAAGAAGAGCATTCTCTAAACCGAGTCCGTTACCCGTCTTTGTGTTAATCATCACGACATGGCTACCGTTCGTCAGACGAGTATACTTACCTGCAAAGTCAGCTTCGATCTCAGCGATCTCGAAACTAACTTGCCTGATGAAGTTCGCATCCTCAAGTAAGAGTTCTGCTACCAATCTATGAGACTTGCTGTCGCTAGTCTTAGCTATCGTTTCAATAGCTTTGACAACCGATTCAGGGTTCTGTGACTCCAATCCTAGACGTTCAATATCATGAAGGTTTTCGGCTTCAAAAATTGCTTTCTGCTTACCTGATACGTGCGTCCGAGAGAACAGTGACAATCTACCTGAGTTGATTGTCTTGACGAAGTTGAGGGCTTGTTTCTCAGATACGTCCTTACCTAAAGATTCTCTGAGCATAGACCTAAGTCCGGTAATGAACTGAGGATCGTTGCTATCTAGATTCGATAAGTAGTTTAAGTAAACAGCTTGTCTAAACGATTCTTGCCCTGCCAGCGCACTGTCTGAGAGGAGCTTCTTAAACTTGAGAGCTTGAGACCCTTGAGCAGACTCGTAGTTAGCTGACCTCAAAAACTCACCCATGACACTCATCATGTCGGAGGTGGGCATATCTTTGATTTCCCCTATAAGTTTAGACGATGCGTTCGGAATAATGCCGTCGATGAATAGTTCCTCCAAGGACTGTCGAAGTTCTGGAGAACTATCGATTTCTTGTATACTCAACTGCGATACCGCTTTAGCACCTAAAGAAGCTTCACTAAGATCAGTATCACGATCAAGAGGGCCAGACCCAGCGAAAGGCTCTACCATTACATTGCCGTCGATGTCTGTCTGATCTCCCGACCCGAAATTATTCGGCTCTAAAGCTAGATCAGAGAAGGTGGAGACAACAGAATTCTGTTGGGCCATGTTCCTGCTCTTCTCTTGATCAACATACTTCCTAACCTTTTTGCTAAGGATAGCGGGGAAGGAGGGCATCGTGTTGTTCGCAAACTCTTTGTTATTTAGAATCTGCTCGTTGACAAACTCAGTAATGATGTTTGCGTTTGACGCTTTATCGTCTGCCTTTACAAATCCTTTAAGAGCAGAAGACAACAACTTTGTGTTGACCTTGTTGTTCACCACCATTTTGTCGATAGACAGTCTAGTAGCTATCTCTCTAGCAGCGAAGTTCCTAGCTTTCCTATCGGGAATAGCTAAGATACCGCCGCCTGAGAAATTATAAGTGGTGCTTTTGAGTAGCGTGTCCCTTACAGAGAACAAATTCAAAAGGAATAAGTATTCGTGATACGCCTCGAAAATAGGCGTTACCGCTCCTGTGTCAGACTGTTCAAGTAAGTCCAATCCTGTTTTGTTACCTCTACGTAAGTGGATCTTGATCATCTCGAAATCCTTCGTGACGGCTTGTGTATAGTCGATCAACGAATTACGGATATCGCCAAAGGTAAATAGAGAATCCCCTACCGGAAGGGTGTAGCCTCTTTCGTTAACTGGAGTAGCTCCATGAGGCATTACAGTTTCCTCCATTCCTGCTGTGGTGAAAGGAAGTTTGGTTAAGTCGTCAAGTCGGCTTTTGTCCACTTGAGCATTAACAATCTCATTCAATGGGCTACCTAAATGCTCTACACCTAAACCATTATCGCGAGTCTTCTCTACACGGGTGACGTAACCATCTACGATACCGTTACGGATTGAAGGGTTAATGTCGAACACGTTCACGGAATCGGGAACAGGGATTCGGATGTTGTGGGCCAGCATCTGAGCCATCAAGACAGGGTCGTTATTGAATATACCGTTGCCTTTAGAATCCAGCCTGCCTTTGATGACTTTGCTTTCTACTTTCTCTTTCGTGACTGGGTCGAAGTAAGTAATCCGCTGCCCTTTAAATGTTTGTTCTCCCTCTTTAGACTCCAACTCAATCAAAGGCCATTTATCGTAGATTTTATCGGCAAGGTAATCGGAAACTTTTGATACGTCTTTTCTAGTCAACGGGACGCCGTGCTTCTTAGCGGAAGTAATCCTTACAGGGTAACCTAAATTCGCTAGTTCTAAAACTGCTTCAGCTTCTTGCACCTCTGTCTCTGTAATCTCTTTGCCTTTCTGGAAGAATGAAAGGTTAGGAGGAGGGGGAGTATACGTTTTGGATGCTTTAGGATACTGACCCGATTTAATATCGGAGAGCGCAGAGGATGCTATTCTTCTGAGTTCTTCAGGATCTCTTTCGTTAAATGACTCTATAACATCATCTTCATTCGTCTCTTGCGTAGCTTCTGCCTGTTCTGTTTTGGAGTTAACTCTCTTGAATTCCCCAATTACTTTTATCCTACCCCTAGATAGGTCGCTCGAAATTACTTTGTTAGGGGCGACGCGTTTACCGTCTTTATTGATAAGCCTAATTAAGGGGGTTCCCATAGGACTTATCGATAAGAATACTCTCCTCCCATCAGTGGCGTCGGCAGATCCTGCAAAATACGCAGCAGGGTCAATTTCAACTTCAAGATTGCCTATTTCTTCTTCAGGCATATTCATGAAGTCTTGCTCTTTGGTCTTAGCCCAGTCGAAAAATACTTTCTTAAAAGCATCTATTTTCTCCACACCTTCATCCATCTCAATCGCAGGCTCCAGTAACGCGTCAAGCTCAGGGATTCCTGTGAGAAGAGAAGAGTTTGGCGGTGGAGAGGGGGCTATATTGTAAGTCGGCCTATCCGATGCTTCAGGTTGATCCCCTTCAAGCAATGGCGCAACTTCTTGCGTAGGCTCTGGCGCAACTTCTTGCGTAGGTTCTGGCGCAACTTCTTGCGTAGGTTCTGGCGCAACTTCTGGAGCGGACTGTCGCGGCACTTGACGAGTTGCCTCCTTCGCACCCAATCTAAAATACCTACCGAGAACAGCAGCGGAAATAGGGCTACCTGTATCTTTTAGATTTAACTCTACGTCTTGAGCAATTTGATCGTAAAGACGATCTACTTGAGCAAACTTACGCTGCTCATTCATCGCCAACCTAGAACCAACTTTCTGAACAATAGGCGCACCTGCCCCCATGATACCCCCGATCATGGCAGCGTGGAATGTTTGCGTCAGACGCTCTAATAGCGGAGTGTCTTGATCAAGGGCTGCGTCTTCTACGAAGCTATTGACGAACTGGTCGAGTCCCTCTTCCATAGCTTCGTCAGTAAAGTTTTTGCCGTATGAGAAAACTCTAGCCATCTTGCCATTTTTACTAAGTGATTTAGTTATCGATTTCTTGATCGCTTTTGACAAAGTTTCGTCCTTAATATCCTGTGCGAAACCGGATACTCTGTTAGTAACCGCTTTCAACTCTTTGAAAGACATTCCGCGAAGGAAGGCGTCATCTAGTCCTCCACGACCCATCAGACTAAAACCAGAAGTAATAATACCTGTTATCGCTGCACTCGTTAAACCTGCACCTAAAGCCCTGTCTCTAATTTCTTCATCAGAGAGATCTGTGTTTTCTCTAAGGTGGTTAGTGATACTACCATAAGTCGCAGCACCTGATCTGGTAGCTGCGGGGACAAAAACAGCCGAACTAGTTCCGATCTTCTCAGCCAAGTTACTATTGAACGCTTTCATAACGTCGTTAGTTAACTTGCCGTCTCCCGTTTTCACCGCTTGCTCAATTACTTGAGCCATCGTCTGTGATCCTTTGCTTTTACCGAACCCTAAAGTAGTAATCTTCTTAGGAGCGGTTTTAATGGTGTGAGCCACCACTCCTTTAGTAATAGCCTTCGCGGCAGCGAAAGAACCAGCGCGTGCAGCCACATATGCCGCGCCTCCTACTCCAGCGGCAGGTGCAGTAACCGTTGCTAGAGCAGCAGTAGCTGCAATATCAACCGTCATGGGGACTATGGTCTCCGCAATTTCTTGGATGTAACCATACTCTTGGTTGAACATTCTAGCTACTTCTCTCCTGTCAGCACTACGCTGCGCTGACTTTGCTAAGTAGTCGGTAGCTATCTCACTACCCATAGCTGCCGGAACAGCAGCAAGAAGAGTCCCAAAGCCGTCGATTACAGACCAACCTACGCCAGCAGCTTTTTCAGTAAACTCACTGTAGTTTTCTTCATCCTTTAAGAAATCATTCAAGATTTTGTGGTTAGCTTTACCGTCGGCCCTTCCCTGCATCAAAGCCGCATTCCACTCGTCGTCAACGCCACTCCTACTGAGAATGTCTGCGTAGCGTTCAAAGTTTTGATCCAATAACGCAACCCTATTTGTTTCTAACACCCGACGTGTTTCAGGATCGATGTCAGGTCGGGCCTTCAACATATCGTTGAAAGCATCTTCATTCACCATCGCAGCCGAGTGAACGACAGGAGTTCCGAAAGAAGTCAGTCTGAGATTCTTCCCAGCTTCTTTCCCTTCGTAGAATTCAAACATCCCACTGTTGGTAGCCTTCTCTAAGACAGCTTGGTTATAGGCAGCTTCGATTTCTTCTGTGGTATATTCCTCTCCTTGCTCGAGTCCGCTCCGGTTATTGAGCTTTTCCGCGATAGAACGGATAGCCTCTGAGCGATCAACTTCTTGAGCGCGTTCTACTGCACCCATTCTCCGTTCAGCATCGTGATCTCCACCAAAAATACCGCTGAAGAAATCTCCGACATCTTCCAACCTTCTCTTAGACCAATCCATCACCCCTTCGTCTTCCGACTCAGCTAGGTTCTTAGCGTGGGCTTCGATTTGGATTCCTAATTTAGAAGAACCCCCCGACAATGAGTCGATCATTGCTTTTGCCTCGTTGTATCGATTCAGTTTGAAAACAGGGACAGTAGACCAAGAAGGGATTTCTAGTTGCCTTTGAGCATCGAGAGCATCCGACAATGACACATCTCCTGCGGAAGAAGCGGCGAGCGCGTCACTAAGTTTATCAAACTTTAAGGCAGAGTCGCCTGCAATAATTCTGCGGTTTCCTTCTGCGTCTGTGGTAGCTATGAAAGGGAGATCTCCTGCGCGGAGCATTCGTTTCTTTACGACATCATACTGACGGTCGATAGCTTCGTCAGATTTAAGCTGCAATTCATTGAAGGTATCGTCTCCAATAGATGTAGGGTCTTCCGACCGCATCCGGTTAGCTTCTTTGAACTCCGTGATAGTAGTCCAGTCAGGATCATCTTGACTGATCCTAGCTTGGATCATGTTCAACTTGGCTTCTCTAGAAACTCCTTTAGGGGCCGTGAGTGCCGCAAAGCCATCCACATCACCCTTCTCTACAGTGCCTTCTGCAATTAAAGATTGATACAGTCCATTACTAATCTCCTGCTCCGCGTTAAGAGACATTGCACCAGCATCAATATACGTTTTACGCAGGTAGTTCGCATAATTAATACGGGTCTCCGTATCCTCTTCTTCGGCGGGTCTTTCTGAAGACCAGTCTGAAAAATTCTCAAATTCAGGTTCGGGGGTCGGCGAAGTTAGTGAGCCAACAAGCTTTTCGTAGTCAGTCATAGCTGATAATAGGTGTATGTGGTTTAGGTGGAGATTTTAATCTTCGGTCTTCGGGGCAGTAAAGGCTTTAGAAAGTTTGCTTTCTTTTTTAGGAGAGAATTCGTTAATTTTAGTGCCTAGCACACCTAAAAGTGCGCTTCTTAATTGGCGATCAGTAACATCCTGTAAAATAGTTTTTACTTGTGTGGCTGGGTATTTTACGGGATCTAGTTTAGAGTATATGCTATAAAGAGTATCCTTGTCCGCTTTTTTAAGATCGAATGGCGTCTCCTCTCCCTCTTCGACATATTCCGGTTCTTTGGGTTCTATTTTAGAAACTTGATCGAAATAACCTTGGTAAAGAGACAGATTCTGTTTTCGGAACTCGTCTTCTGCTTTTTGTTGTGACGCTAGAATTGAATTTGTTAATTCTTTCTTTTTCGATGCCGCACCACTCCTTATAGCCTCTTCTAAGGGAGTTATTCCAACGCCTCCGTAACCCTCCGGCATCTCGGTTAATTTATTAGCTAAACCAACGTCACCATTAGCCAAAGCTATTTTCATCGCTTCAAGATATCGAGATTCCTCTCTGAGTTTATCTTGCTTCGCTTCTAGCGCGTCTTTTTTCTTCTGATCTTCAATTGATTGTTGTGCGCCAATAGCTTTCTCTGCGGCAGTAACCTTACTAGCTAAGACTGGACTATATGCGATTACTGAAGAGTAATCGACTAGACTTCTATTCAGCTCTTCCTGCTGCTCTAAAGGACTCAGGGTATCATCATCAAGGATACCGTTAACTAGAGAATCAATTTTAGGGGCATACTCTAAAGCTTCGTTCTGCCTCTGAGCGTCTCGTCTAGCTTTCTGGATTCCTAATTTTTGACTTTCAAAGGCGATCTCTTGCCTTTTCATAGACATAGCGTGCTGCTCTATCTTCATAGTCTGCATACGCATAGGCATCAGGACATCCTGACGATACTTCATCGATTGATCAAAACCTCTTTCGCCAGCGAGCATTGGGAAATACTGCTGGCGTAGTGGGGCGATGTCTTGGTTGTAGTCGATAGCCATTTTAGTGGTCTGTAATATTTACGCCAATATAATTTACCCGCCATTGGCTAATTCATCTAAGACGTTTAAATCTAAATTTTCTAAGAAATTAAGATCTTTTTTACGTCTGAATGAACGCTTAGGTATTGAATCTTCTTTTTTCTCTTTTTCTGTGATTCCGAGACCACTAGTAATGTTCTGGAAAAAACTCGGTTTTGCGCTGTCGGCATAAGCCTTATCTTGCCTTTGGGCTTCTCTCCCAGCCTGAAGTTTCTGAGCCATTCTCTGATTCCTCAATTCAGGCGTGTCGATTCGCGGCTCTCCCATACGCACAAGCTCTCTCTGCATTGCCATCTCGCCTGCTTGTTTGGTATACCCTCTACGTCGAAGCCTGCGCTCTGCATTACGATACTTAGTACTCTCAGGGCTGACTCTTGTTGCTGGTGTGGATCTTTGATTCGCAGTGAGTCCTTGGCTCAACGCTCCACCACTACCGAATTTGTAGCCGGAGTCATTAGACCGAATATCCATTGCTGTAAGAGGTGAACCATAGTTAGCCTCATATATAGCGCGATTAGTAGCTTCTTCAGGCGATGAAAAACTTGTACCTTTGATTTTGTTTTTAGCCATCGCTGAGTCAAATGCTTTGCCAGACACACCTTCGTATTTACCAAGTTCTTCTTTTGCTTTATTTAAAGTTTCTGTCGTTAGCTTACCGGCTCCTGAGAGTTTCTTGAGTTCGTCCATATACTCATACCTCATGGGAGACCCCGATGGCTGAATTTTGTTTTTTGCCATCGTCGAATCAAACAATTCAGGAGACACACCCGCGTACTTATTAAGGTCTTCTTTCTTTTGATTGAATATTTCAGGGGTTAGCTTACGCCTCTTTGCGAGGCTTTTCATTTCGTTGAACGTATCAAGCCTCACATTTGAAGGCTTAATTTGTTGTTTAGCTATCGTGTCATCAAATGCTTCGCCTGACACACCTTCGTATTTAGCAAGTTCTTCTTTTGCTTGATTTAATACATCAGGGGTTAGTAAACTCTTATTTGAGCGTTTTTTTAGCTCATCAAAGAAATCTTTTCTCATGCTTGACGGGTCATTAGGACTCATAGTTGTTCTGCGGTTAATTGATTTAGGAGGCTACCAGAGGTGCTTGCAGGCCCAGTGGCGGGCGGTTGTCTTATCTTTCGCGGTTTTGCAGTTGTGTCTGGCCCTGAAATTAGCCCGACGCTTCGGGTTCTTGTGTTTCGTGAAATCGCTGTAATCACGATGTCCATACGAGACTTTCTTGATTTTGTCACCTTCCTTGCCTAACACGACAAATTTTTTTTTCGACCCTTTCGGGGCGCGTTTAGGCTTATTAAAGCCAGCGAACGTCTCGCCGTGGTATTGGATACGGCCAGAAGGGAGCCGCTTGAATCGTTTATTCGCCACAGGCAAAAGATACAGGTTTTAGGAACAAGTGTCAATCTTCGGGATTCGGGGCAAAAAAAACTTTTTTCCCAGACCTTTAGTCTCTTATAATATATTATAAGAGACTAAGAGCCTCAGAGAAAAGTTTTTTTTAGCTGATCAGACTGGTATCTGGATTATTGAGCGCACCGCTAAGACTTTTAATCGTAACCTGTTTCCTGAACCCCTTACCGTCATCGTCTTTCGGTGGATCAACAGCCACTAATCCTAATCGCTGGCGAGCGCAATCGAGAGCCAAGAACGCAGCATCTGCCAAGTCTGGACTGCGACCAAACCGTGCCTTGAACTCTGGTTTCGACTCAATCTTCACTCTCAGCGTGCCTGTTCCTTTAGTCATGTCGTAGTTTCTGGCACACATTTCCTGTGCGAGATCCGATGATACACCGTAGATCTGCTTAGTTCTCAGCAGTTCCTTACCGACGAACCAGAGTTCAGAGACTCGATTCGTGTAGAGTTCGGCTCCGGTTAGCTGGCTATTCATGCTGACACGCTTGTCTGATCCTTTACCGCCGAAGGTAACCCGCATAAAGTCGCTCGACCACTCGCCAGCCAACACGTCGCAGAACGGCGCACCCGCTCCGGTCGAGTCGAGTGCTACGTTATTAGCAGAGATATTCCTCCGTTTACAGTGATCTATAATCTGGTGGACGATCTGGTAGGTGCGCGGAACCGCTTTATTAGTGGCGTCATCGTTTAGGTGGATCGCCTCTCCCAATTTACATACGTATTGGCCGTTTCGGGCGTAGCCGACTTCAGCGGTATACATAATAGTCCTGTCGCCACCGTTCGTGAAGGCAGGGTCTATTCCGGCCACCGCCGTCGGTTTTTCGGCCCAATCGACCTCCCCCATCGCGCCACCTTTAGTAAGCTCTGCCTCAGAGTAGATTCCGGTTGTCTCGTCAGAGTCGAAAAAGACTGCGCGAACCATCCGCATATACCCTCTGGACTCCGGCCCCAATAACGCCCTGTCTTCCGCCAGCTTCTCAGCGGTGGGTAACCAAGGATACTTAACCTCTCCTAAAGTAATGTTCGGACTCCGCTCACCGTCGAGCCGGAGATAGTGGCCGTTCCATTTAGTGGTCCACCTGTCAGCGGTCTGTGTGTCAACGGACTCCCAGCCCTTCTTCGGCTCCGACCAGACGCCGAAGGCGTCAAATCGGCTGTTCGGGTTGGACATACCGATCATCTGGAAGAATGGGTTCTTCGATAAGTTAGTCAGACCAGCCTGCAAAATGCTCTCAGAGAGTTCTGAAAGCTCGTCACCGATCATGATCACCCGCTTCTGCTTGATTCCGATGAATTTTCCGATGGCTTCTCGCGTCTTAGATTTTTCCGCTGCGATAAGCGATAAACCAGCCCTCTCGATTAGCGTGCCGTTCTCATCGACATAGGCAGCGTTTCCTATCGAATCCCGTATCTTGATCGGCGCACCATCGATCACCGACAACAAAGACATTACTGAACCCCATATCCTTTTTCGTGCTTCCCGTAAGGTAGTCGAGGTCATCAGAACCAGCGTATCGCGTGGCTGCGATAGCCACTGGACGATTCCCCATGCGGCCATTGTGTGTGATTTACCGGACGACGCAGAGCCACCGACCGCCAGATACTTGTGCTTAATAGCAGCCCGAATCATCTTTTCGGCCCAAGGATGGCGGACCATCATAGGCTCTGGCAGTTCTTCCCTATTCCAGAGTTCGTCGCAGACTCGCCAGAAGTAAAACTCCTTGGCCTTGTCGTTCGGGTGGTGCGCGAAACCGTAGAGTAGAGCGGTGAGGAGACTGGTGGGCTGGATCATTAGACCGCCCACGTCCATTTTCTTGGATTGCGGGTCGATGCGCGGCTCCAGAACGCGCTTGCGTTTGTCTGCTTCGGAAGGCATAATTAAGTGGATGTCTGAAAAACCTATACGAGAGTGCGAGGCCGAAGCCTTGCGCCTTAACAAAGAAGGTTACAGTAATA